TTTCTTCTTCTTTTACTTCCTCAACTGGAGTCTCTTCTGGTTTGTCTTCAAAAGGTGGTAATTTACTTAACCTTTCAACTATTTTCGGATCTGAAGCTTCGTCCATACGTTTATTATACCACTTCCATGAAGTGACTAAGTAACATATCTACGTTCTTTCCTGTCCACATCGCTCCACACTCACATCTAACACCACCCGGTACAGCTTTGACCTTACCCATATGTTCGCAGTGCTCTTTGGTTATTTCCCTCTGTTCTTGATGAGTATCAAAGGCTTTGTGCTCTTCCACAATCTCTTCTTTAAATTGATCAAAGTAGTTTTTGTTCATATGGAGTAGTTCTTAGTAGGCTCGTCCATCTGTTTTCTAATGTTCTGTTCCATCTGGCCCGCAGTTTCCATTAAAGTATAGATTTCCTTATATGCCATAGCTCGCGAATATTCAATGATGTATTTACGATCGAAGTCTTCTTGTGCGGGGTCAGGCCACTTGTTACTAAACGCTGACTGGAGCAGGGGTTTGAGGAAGTTGAGGTACTCCGGGTTGTGGCTGAGTTTGTTGAACGCCACCCATTTGTCCAGCTCCTGCTTGAGCAGGGTTGATCGGTTGTCCTGTGTTTGGGTCGACATTTTGCATCGGTTGGGGAGGCGGTAGTTTCTCAAAGAACCTACCAGCATCTTTTAATCCTAAGTCTTCAAAGCTCGATTCTAACAGCTCTTTGACTTTAGGCCTGTACCCTTCACCTGCTAACAATTGTAGCACGACCGGGTTCGTAGTTAAAGATGCTATGGCGTTCTGCCTGCCTTGCATGAGTTCATTCCCCGCTCCCATAGACATAGACTTAACATCAGCGATGTAATCAAAATCTCCTTGGAAATCCTCGTCCGTAGCGTAGATTTCAGCCACATCACCCGTATCATTAATGCTCATCTTTGGTTTGAGTTTGTAATTCAATGGATCTTTCTCTTCTGGGTTGGTTATGACCGGATACTTAGGTAATGACCCTGCGTCAATCATTTGTTGTAACTCCTCTTCAGTCGTATTTGGGTTCTGTAAAATAATATCGGCAATAGTTTGGGTAGCTTCTGGTGACAGGATCATCTCATCCATACCTGCTTGTTTAAAATAGTCGAAGTTCTCTTTACCTATAACCCTTAATAAGTGTTCGTGTTTTTTGGGATCAGTGAAGAGGAATTGCTTATTATTAGACAGCCAGAACATCATGATGTCTTTGATGAACTCGCCCAAGTCAGTCTGATTCTTCTCGTCTCTAGCGTTTTGTTGCTTAACCGCAGCGTTTATTTCAGTAGCAGTCTTTTGTTTTGCAAATGCGTCCACACTTGAAGTTCCTTGACTCATCATACCCATAGCCGTATTAAAGGCTGATATAAGAGCTTGGTATGTAGTCTCAAAGTACCTCACTGATTCACCGTTACTCTGCATCTCAGTGACGGCATCTGGTCGACTTATTAACCATTGAGCCTCAGGGTTGTAGATAATTGTCTCTAACCTTGCCGCACCTTCGATTATTTTAAGAGGTGGACGCATCTTTAAGATAACCTCATCCATGTAAGCACACAACGTAGCTTGAATAGCTCTCCACAACGGAATAACTGATTCAACTTCACTCTCACCCAGTGGATCGTCTTGAATTGGGTAGTATCTTAGTTGAGCTACAGGGATCTTGCCATGACGATATGGGTTGTCTATTTCTCTTATGATCTCTTCATACTCTGGTGCGAAGTCAATCCATTTGTCGTTTCTTAATTCATGACAAACTAAAAGTACTGGGAAGGCCATATCAGTCCCTACTCGGTCTTCTAAGCCTTTTAAGGTCTTTATGCGGCCTGTGTATTGATCATTGCGAGTCGATGAAGTCAATCCTGTGTCCGTTTTACGATCTTTAATAGCCTTCTTTATCTTCCCAAGGTTCTTAAATAGTGGTTTGCCACTAGTATCCGTTTCATTTTCTAAGTCTTCGATAAATTCCCACGTCTGATATTGGAACCACTTAGCATTTTTGATATGTGAGGCTGAGAAATCCATACCACAGTCTCGAATATCAAGTGGAATCATCTCGTTACCCTCAAATTTGATCTTTCCATCCTCATCGTAGGTACATTTCCACTTAGCCAGTGCAAATTTGCTTTGGTACAAGCGTGTATCCATATCGCAGATTGATAGTTTAGTCAGCATTGATCCACCTTCGTTAGCGTTATCCCAGTCAAAGTCTAGTTTAATGTTGTTTATACGAGCGGTAATAATATCGCCCGACTCCCTCGGAACCAATCTGCCCTTGAGTTTCGAGTTTAATAGCCGGGCGTTCTTCTCAATAAGTGAGGTTCTTATACGAGGGTCGGTTGTTCTTGAAGTAAACGGCCAATCGTCAGGTAATTGTCCATAATAGGCATCAGTTATGTCATCCCAACCATACTTACGGTTCATTCTTTGATCCCGATCATTAGTCCACGCCTCATAATGGGACATCACTTCTTTAAGGAGTTCTTCGTCTGCCATATTCCCAATATAATTTAACTTGGCTTAGGTTTTCAAACAGGTTTAACCAACTCCATTAGCTCTTGCAATCGATTTAACTTATGAACTATCGACTTAGCCTTACAGATTGTACACACTCTGATGAAATCCCTGTTTAGTTCGTCCATCGGAAACATATAGCAAGGTAGAACTTTAACTTGTCTCTCTCCACACACCTGACAGTACCACTCGTCTAATTCTTCTTTTAAGAATCCTGATCTGGCCCCACCCCACTTAGACCAACCTTGTTGTGGAACGTGACTCCCGTATTGATTTTGGAAGATGATACTTATACTCATCATGCGATGCTCCAGTTTCGTTTTGGTTGGTCGTAAACAGGTAACTGTTGGGTGTTTAAACTCTCCAGTCCGTAACGTATTGCGTCCATAGCGTGATTCCATACCACTTCTGGTTCGTTGATGATCTTTCCATCTTTGTCTGTCTGCCATAAGTAGTTCCTGTATTCCTTTAAAATATTAGTGCTGCGTTTAGTTACGGATACTCTCTGTTGTTGGACGTACTGAATCCCTTGTAAGACGCTACCTTGGCCTTTATTTGCCGGAAGACAGCTAATCCCGTATGAAACTATCTCATCTATACTTTTAGGTTCTGCACTGTCTGCTATGACTAACGCTTTAGGTTGGTTAAGAATAATATCCGCTAAATTCTTATTAGATAGTCCCTTCATATAAGTGATCTCGTCTAAAATAATCCCACCGTTGTATTTGTAAATCGCTACAATAGCTGCCGGATCGTTAGAATAACCAAAATCTAACCCATATCTCTCAAGCCTTGCTTCGAATGGAATCTCGTCAATAGTTTGCCATCCAGTAAATATCCTACCCTCTGCTTCTCCAAGTTGTCCTTCACCGTACACAGCCCACCATGCCTTGTTTCCTTTACGGGCTTCAATAGCATTTACAATTAATGGATCAAGAGCTTCATTATCCCGATAAGTCAATGTTAAGAAGTCGCAATCTTGCTTTCCCATAACTTCCGAGTACCACCAAAACTCACTCACCGGGTTCCAATCTAACCAAATTAGTTTCTTAGTTCTGATTTCTAACTGTGTGTAAGTCTCATACGAGATGTTATTAGCTTCGTTAATAAACAAGACATCACGCCTTGGTCCTCTTACTTTACCTGGTTGGTCTGCACTGAAAAACTCAATCTTCGATCCTGTTTCAAACGTATAAACAAAGTCTGTTTTATTCCACGCCTCTTCTTTCCAATATCCCTGTTCTTGCATTATCATGGTGAAGTCACGAATAGCACCACGCTTTAAATGTGGGAACGATTCAGACACAATCGATATGAGATTGTTCTGCTTAATCTGCGCATAAGCTATTAGCCATATGATTATTGAAACTGTCTTACTGGCCGAAGTCCCACCAGCAACTCCCCGGATTCTTTTAGTAAGTTTATTTATCTTCTGAAATGCTGAGGTCTTCTTGAACATTTATGTCAGCGATAGGTTTGGGCAATATAACAGTGTTCTCTACCTTGCTCTCGTCTTTCCATTTAAAGTTATTCTTCAAATTAAATATTGCCCCCGTGGGTGCTTTCTCCATCAATCTAGTCTCCACATCTTCGTGTACTCTTTCCCTTGCTTCTTTTATAGCGTCAAGAAATTCATCTCGGTTTTCATAGTCAATTAGCCCTTGACGGCTTATCCCGATTCGTCTTGCTAATCCACTCATTGTATATGGAGCTGGACTTATAAATGAAAACTGTTCGTTTGTTTTATTGTCCCAACCGTTTACTAATCTATTGTCACAAAAATTAAAGTACTCGTCTATAGCTGTTTGTAACTCTTCTAC